TGGTTTGGTCAAGACAAAATGATGACTGCTGCAGCACTAGCTTTAGATGCACAGTTAAAAGAAGAAGGTTTTGACCCAGCAGATGATGATTTTTATACTGAAGTTGATACAAGGTTACAACAAACCTTTCCAACAAAGTTTAAAAAAACTGAACAAGTTCGTCAGAAGGAAACGTCAAATCCTTCTCAAGTAGTCGCAGGAACTTCTCGCACTCCTGCTTCCAAAAAAATCAAGCTAACTCAAGAAGATGTTAGACTTGCAAATAAATGGAATGTACCACTTGAACAGTATGCTAAAGAGAAAGCAAAAGTAACTGACTCTGAAGAGTATACTAATATATCAACAATGCGTAGGAGTTCATAACAATGGCAATAACAAAAACAAAACGTACTGAAGAAACTAGAGAATCTACTTCAAAAATTGAAACGTCTTCATTTGAAGAAGAAAACTATCTTGATATACCTCAAGCTGTTAAAAATAAATTTGATAGCCAAGGCATGACTTTAAGATGGATTAGAGTAGCTTTAAATGGAGAAGATGATTATAAAAATGTGGGTAAGAGACAACGTGAAGGTTGGACTTTCGTTTCACCTGAAGAAGTTCCAGAGTTAGCTTCGTCTTCAATCGTAAGAGAAGATGGCAGATATAAAGGAGTCGTGAGTAATGGAGATGTTGCTCTTGCAAAGATGCCTATTGAAAAATCTGAAGCAAGAAGAAATCACCAACTCAAGAAACATCAGATACAAGAAGATTCTTTAGATGCTAGATTACGTGCAGAATCAGACTCACGTATGCCTATAACGAACTCAAGTAAATCAACTGTTACAAAAGGTCGTGAACCTCGTTTTCAACGATAGTTTGTAACTATATTAATAATACACTTATGAAGGAGATAACAAATGAGTGCAAGTAAAGCATTATTTGGAATGGTCCCAATGAGAAAAGTTGGTTCAAACTACAATTCTACTGCTCAATCTCAGTACGCAATTGCCAATGGACTAGCTTCCAATATCTTTCATGGAGACCTAGTAACGATTTCTGCTGGTAATATTACACCAGTAGCAACGACTACTGATTATGCTATAGGTGTTTTTATGGGATGTGAATATACAGACCCTACTACAAAACAACCTACGTTTAGTCGTCATTTTCCTGCAAATACTTCAAGTGCTATTGGTAACCCAGTAGGATTTGTTGTTGATGACCCTTATGCATCTTTTATGATTCAAGCAGATGCATCAGTTACTGCAGGTGATATTAACTCGCAAAACTTTGAAGTTACTTTAGGTGCAGGTTCAACTGTTACTGGTAATTCAGGATTTGGTATTAAAGCTGCTAGTAGAGCAACTGCAACCAAAGCTGTAAGACCAATAGCAATGGTACACGAACCAGGCAATGCCTTAACAGGTGCTGATGGTGCGTTTCCTAAACTTGAAGTTAAAATCGTCCAGCATTGGATGAAACGTCAAGCAACAGCATAACATAGAAGGAGAAATATAATATGGCTATAAATAGAGCAAGTATTGCAAAACAACTTCTTCCAGGACTTAATGCTGTCTTTGGTGTTGA